CCTCGAAAGAGTGGATTATATACCTCGGTTTAACAAAAGTTAACCGAAATGAAGAATAAGATCATCGTAAGTATCATCAAAAGATGAAGTGAGACTTAAAGGTCTCAAGGGCGTGAAGGATAACTTCTGCTTCTGCACAACTGGATAAACATTGGACTTCCCTATACTCATAGGAGGCAATGTCGAAAGATCGAAAAGATTTTGAGAACGAAATGAATCAGGCTTTAAGGCTTGAGTCGCTCGTTTCCAAAGATTTCGACAAGAAGTATAATACTTCTTTTCGGTTTTCTTTAAAGAAAACTTATCCATGGGTCGAAAAATACGATATACAGGGTTACGTCCATGACCCAAGTCAGATTTAAGTCTATTGGCAAAGATTGATTCTATAGAATAGAGTGATCTAAGCTGATTCAAACTTAAAACAAGACCTGGATTCTTGAACTCTTCAACAGACTTCGTATCTGGAAGATTTAAAACGTTTGTATATTTAGGTAATTTCGACTGCGCATATTCAAAGAAGTTCCAAGAGATAGGAGAAAAGTGGGGAACCCGAAGTTTCTCTTTGAAGATAATATTAGCTCGTGCAAGATCGTAATGATTATGCTGAGCATTATATTTTCCCTCCATCTCTGGTAATCCGACACCGCCAACGAATTCTGGTAAAAACCATGGTATGGGAAGAGTAAGTAAATAGCTCTTATGTCTGTGTATAAATTGACACAAACATCTTTCTCGAAGTTGTTCAGGACAACTGGCAATAAGCTCACGTGCCAAAGCACCAATAAGCTTATAGCTACCTTCTTTACTATTAGAAAGAATTTCACTCCTCTTTTTTCCTTTTATAATACCCATATTGACATAGGGTGTTATAATAAATCTATTCGATCTTAAATTAAAAGATCGTGAATTAATGTTAAAGAAATTAGAAGATTGATAAACTTTACCAACAGAAGGCCGCCAGCCTACAAGAGTACAAACGGAGGTCCAATAATCATAAAGATTCTTGGAACCTTGCAAAACGCCGTCATCGCCATTAATAAGTACGCCGGAACTGAGGGAAATTAATTTTCCATCCAATTTTGAAGCGAGCTTACAAACTGAGAAATTTATCAGACATAAAATTGGGAAACTAAGAATAGAACCCATAAGCTGACCTCTCTTTTGCGGACGACGTGACGCAAGATCGTCTTTCATTTCGATAAAATGCTGAGTCATTGCCTTTCTTGACATATCAAGATACAAGGAATCAATGATTCCAAGACTATACATAGCATTGAGAACTAATTCTGAACACCATGAAAATAAATCATTTGTGGCGTCAGAATAGTCTATTGAAAGGAAAACACCCGACGGATCATATTGAAACATCGTGTTAACGATCTCCTCACTCACAGGCTGTCCAGTTAAACTGAAACAAGGAAACTTTTGTAGACATCTCCACATAAATCGCTGAAGCGGTTTAAGCACCGTATATAAATACGGCGGTCCTTTCGTTATTACACGAGTCTTTAAAGGCTCGGCAAGTGCCTGAGGCACAGCAACGGGGACTTCATTAACAGCAGTATTTAAAAGAGCTGTATAAAGAGATGTGAACTTAGTTTCGAGAATGTCTTTATTGACACCCATAACCTCGTGAAACTTTCCATGCATATCCGTATAGCCTTCATGCTCGAAATTAATGAGGGTTGAGTTCGTTTGAACCCAATCCATTAATTCGGCATTGTTGACAATTTCGCCATATGCTCCCTGCTCCTTACGACTATTAATATAGTTCGCAGAAACACTTGGGAAGAAAGATTTCACAAGGTCTTCAAAATCAAGAGGAGAGAAAGTCTCCCCTCTAAAGACATCATTGACAGTAGAAAGAATTTCACGTTCAAGGTCCACTCGGGTCGTAAAGACGCTCGTAGTGGGCTCATGAACGGAAGTTGTTAATTTTTCGTAAGTCTCCTTCTCAGCCTTCTCTAACAAATCAGAGCCAGGACGAGGTAAACCTTTCTTCAACTGAAGAATAGAGTCAAGGAGACTATCGAAAAGATCAGCATCTTTTCTACTCATTAAGCGTATGAAACGGTAACCAATACCACCGATTAAAATACCTGGGTTATCCAAACCATCAGGAATATCGGAGGGGGGTAAAACCTGTTTTTTTCCAAAAGGAATAAAAACATGCTAGCTTCCATTTCATGAACTTAATGGGGTTATCGAAATATAAGCTGTTTCGATACCACAAGTCAATAGTCTTCCGTGCACCTGCGATGCCACGGGATTTAAAGCCATAAATTCGTAGTAACTCTAAAAGAGTATCATACGATGATCTTAAAAAACTAAATCGGTCGTCTAAAGGATTGACTGGTTTAGGAGGAATAACGCCTCCATCATTTGCGG